ACATCGTTCATCGGGCGTCCTCCGTTGCGGCGCTCTGCCGCTTGCTCCGGGCGTACTCCTTCAGCACTTCCGGATCTTCCGTATTCAGCCCGAATGCTCGCATGTTCGCGAAGTCGGCACTCGTCAGCCTGACGCGGTTCGAGTTCTGGCGAGGTGCGCCTCTCCCATCCACGTCGCTGTCAGCCCCCGCCACGGGGCTGGTATTCCGTCGACCCTGAGCACGGCCACGATCACGACCGTCACCCTCGTCGGGCTTCGAGTCGTCGAACACCTCGGGGTGCTTCTCGCGCAAGCGGCGGTTCAGCTCCACGAAGTAGTCCGGATCCTTCGGATCGTAGCCGTCGGCGAACACTTCCTTGTCCAGCCGGTTCAGGATGCGAGTCTGTCGCTCGAAGCCCGGCCTCTTGTACCAGTCGTCATGACCGGAGAGGAAGGTCTCAAGCTCCTCGTTGCGCGCCGGCTGGGCAGTCCGCGGAGCCGGCTCGGGATCATCCTCCCGAGTGAACTCCGCCGCCACCTTGCGGGCCTTGAGGTCGCCCAGCTGCGAGGTCAGCTTGACCTGCAACTTCGTGTCCTCGGCCTCCAGCGCGCGTTCGAGGGAGGTCTCGGCTTCCGTTATCTGGTCGTCGAGAGCCTTGAGGGAATTCTCGCTGTTCGCCTTCCGGGTCGTCCGAAGCTCAGCTTCAAGATCGGCGAGGCGGCGCTCAGCGGCATCAGCTCGATCTCGGTCACGCTTGCGGGCTTCCTTCTCGCGCTCCAGCCGAGCGTCGAAGTCGTTCTTTCGACCCTTCCGCGGCTCGTCCGAGTCCTCATCGGGGCGCGGTGCGGCCCGGTTACTCGGCAGATCCCCGAACAGGTCATCACCATCATCGCCTGCGTCCGGCTCAGCGAGGCGGGCGCGGCGGCGAATCCCGGTGTCCTTCTCTTCGAGATCGACCTCAAGCTCCCGACTCTCTGGGTCCGGGTTGCCATGAAGATCCTCGAACTCGATCACGTCGTTCTTCGACATATTCATCCCTCCCTCGGGATTATTCATCATAGGCGCAGCCTATGCAAGCCACCCTCAGACGTAGTGCTTGACTATCGTCGGGGCCTCAACCACGCACAGGATCTCGTCATCGTTCAGGATCACGAAGTCCCGACCGTCCGACATGGCGACACGCTGCCCGCCATACATCCCATACACCACCCAGTCGCCGACGCCGGGATTGCCCGAGTCCTTCAGCCGATCGCTCTTGAACGCCTGCTCACCCATGGCCCGGATCTGGCCGACGATCGTCAGCCACTTCGAGGATCTCTCGATCTCGTCGGGCAGAACGATCCCAGACTCCCGAGCCAGCGGCACGCGGTACGGCTCGATCAGCACCCGCCACAGTGTCACCCGCGGCATCGGCAGGTCGATCGCCTTCTCCGGGGCCTTGAACGCTACCTCGCCCATGTCAGTCCTCCATCTCTGGCAGGTCCCCGCCGTCCGCGGCATCCTGCATCTCCCGCAACATCATCGTTGCAATCTCGCCGGCCATGCGGAGGCCAGCGCAACGTCCCGAGATGTGCTTCGCCTCCTTGCCGGTCTTGAACTGGTTCGAGGTCAGCTTCCCAGCCTCAGACGCTTCCGCCCTTGCCAGCTGAGTCCTCAGCGCCCTCACGAACTCCCTTACCTCTCGCACGTATCACTCCCGATAGAAAATCAACCAGCCCGCGGTACGATGACCCGGCCTCCACCGCGGCCCGCGCGAACTTCCGGGGCGAGATGCCGCGGATCCCCCGCTTCCGAAGGAACTCCTTCGCCGACCGCACATCGTCCCGGGTGATGGGACGATCCATTACTTCGACCCTCTGGCGGCCTGACGAGCCTCAACCTTCTTGCGAGCCATCTCCTGCTCGTGAGCGAAGGCTTTCCGCTCCTCCTCGGTCGACGCCATGGCGAGCCGGCGATCCATCTCGTCACCGACGGCGAGATCCTTCCGGTCCTGCTCGGCCTCGAACGCCGCCTGCTTCCGGTCCTCCTCGGCCTGCCATGCCCGCTCTCGCTGGTCCTGCTCTTGCGCGTGACGATCCGCCGCCATCTGGGCATCCGCCTGAGCCTTCGCCTGCGCCGCCTGAGCCTGAGCCATCTGCTCCTGCTGCTTCGCGCTCGGACCGTCTTCGGTCGGAGGCATGATCTGCGGGACCTGAGCCTGCGCCGCGTAATGCGAGATCATCGCATCGACCTCGTCCTGCATCTCCTCGTCTTCCTCAGAGTCTCCATCCATCCACGTCGGCGGCGGCAGCTGGCCCCCGAGCTGGGCGTTCATTTCGTTGTAATACTTGTACGCATAGTGCTCAGCAAGGTGCGCCTGCATGGCCGGACCCACGATCTGCCGGGCCTCATCGTTGATCGAGCCCAGAAGCGCCATGTGCACCGCGATGTGCGAGTCGTGATCCTGCTCGACGAACGCCTTCGCCGGTCGGCCCACCATGAGCAGCATGTTCTCGCCCACCGGATCCCGGCGCATCTTGTCGCCGTTCTTGAGCAGCATCTCGTAGTCCGGGACCTTGATCGCCTTCAGGAACCGCTTCACGGCTTCTGTCAGGTCGATCTCCCCCGGGAAGCGCTCAGCCAGCTCAAGGATCGCCTGACCCTGCGCGATGCGCTGCGCCGAGCTGAAGATGTTCGGATCGGACACCGGAACCACATCCACCCGCGCGTCGTAGTCCGCACGCATGATGTACCGGCTTTCCCCCTCAACCTCGTAGGGATACTCCTCGGGGAGAAACTCGCCGTTCAGCTCAGCCCGGAGCGCCAGTTCCTCGGCCTGCGCGACGTGCAACCGGCGGTGAACGCCGGAGAATACCTTGCTGCCCTGCTCGATCAGGGCGATCGTCGTGCCCACCGGACCCGTATTGCTGGCCTCGCCGGTCATCTCCTCCGTCGTGGACGAGAATCGCCGGCCGGCATCCACGAGAAGCCCGAAGAGGTTCTGTAGTGCCGGGCTCGGTTCCTTGAAGTTCGGGGAGTAGAACGACCGAGCCAGCTCTTCGGCCGACATCTTCACCCGCTTGTACACCCCGGGCTCGATGTGGTTCTGCCCTTCGGGGATCTGAGCGTCATCCGAGACGAATCCGCCCTGCATGTTCGCGAACGCCGCGCCGTCGAGCAGCGCACGCAGCGCGCCCGTGGCCGACTCCGACAGCGAGCCGATCAGGTGGAGCAGACCGAATCCGTAGAACCCGAGGCCCGGCAGGTACTTGTAATGGGTGAACCACTGGCGACGCTTGTACCGCTCGTCGCCTTCCTTCCAGTTCCGGCGGACCGACATGAGCTGCCGGGTCTCCTTCTCGACCGTGACGACATACGGCAGCGGATAGCCGTCGATGTCGCAGCTCGGATCGTCGGACACCCCGAGATACCGCAGCTGGTCCTCTGTGAGAGAAAGATCGCAGTGCATCTCGTAGAGCGTGAAGCTGTCGTCGTCCTCATGGACCACCGGGGTCCGATCGTCCGCCACGTCGAGCATATCCTTCGAGGATCCGGCGTCGGTGTGCATCAGCGAGTCGGTCTTGAATAGCTCAACGTCCCGGTAGTACCCAGACTCGATCAGCCGCTCCATCTGCGCCCGGACCTTGACCATCCGATGCGTGTAGCGCGGCGACGTGTAGAGGTCGGTCGCGAGGTAGGGAACGATGAAGTCCCCGGGCGGCACCAGCCGGCTGACGACCATATCTTGCGGCGCATCGAAGTAGGTCTTCTTGAACGCCGACCCGAACACCGGCAGGAGGAAAAGCATCTGGTCAACGTGCCAGAAGTAGGCCCGGTCCTCCTCCATCATCTGATAGTTCATGTGACCGTTGACCCGGTCAGCCTGCTCCTCGCGCTCTCGGGTCCGCTTGCCGACGATCTTCGTCTTGCATGGACCGTCTGACGGGAAGACCTCCTCGATCGCCCGGGCCTGAAACTGCACGCACGCCTCGCCGATCAGCGGGTAGGTGACAGCTGAAGCGCCGACGAAGGGTAGGTCATCGAGTGGCCGGTTCTGGATCCCGAGAAGCTGCATCGCCTGATCGACCCGCTCCTCCCACGGAGCCCGGGAGGCGAGGTCGGCGTCGACCTGCTCGATCACGAGGTTCACGAGGCGGTTCCGCTCCGTGTCGTCCATGCCTTCCGCGAGGTTGCAGATGTGCTCGTCGGAGTCGTCGATGGACACCCTATCCGCACCGGGCGCGAAGTCGACCACCGCGGAGTCGCCCCGTCGGACGACCCTGATCGGGCCATCTTCGAGCACCCCCTGCATCGGCTCGTCCTCTTCCATCGAAGGAGACCGCGGCGCGTCCATGAGCGGAGCCTGATTCATGTCCATATGCTTATCCGTATATCTTGCGGGGCTTCGTGTCTCGCATCAGGTCGATGTCGTCGTCGCCGTCCTCGGTCGTGTAGCCCACCAGCCAGCGTCGGCGGAGGTATAGCGCGCACATCGTCACGGTGTCCACTATATCGTCGTCCGAGCCCGTGGGGAACTTCGCGCAATCCTCGATCACTTCGAGCGCCCACTGGCGGGGCGGATACCAGATGCACCCCCGCTCGAACACCAGAGAGGCGGCATGAGCCCGGGCGATCTTACTCTCGCTTACCTTGATCCGGGTCACCGGGATGCCCGCGCGGCGGAGTTCCTGCGCCAGAGCGTGCCCTGACGACTTCTTCTCGATGATGACCCGGTCAGGCTTCCAGCGCTCGTTCGCCGATAGAGCGTCTGCGCGGAGAGCTGGGTACTCCATCCGCTCCTTCATGCGCTCCAGAAGGATCACGCACTGCCGAGTCATCTTCGTCCCCCGGACTGCCCAGTGGGAATCGGCGCTCGCCGTCTCCTCGTACTCGAACACGCCCCACGTCGTTCGGGCCGAGTAGTCGTTCTCCTCGCCAGCCTCGAACGCCGTGTCGTAGAACTGGAGCAGCGTGTGGCACTTCGGCAGCTCGGGCTCGTCCCACTTCCGCCACTGCGTCCGCTTCAGGATGTTGCCCTGCTCCTCGGACGGATTCTGCTGGATCTGAGCCTCGAACCCGCGCTCGGTCAGCTCGGCGGCCAGCTTCTTCATCTCGGCAGCGCCGAACCGGCTCGGGGTGAGAAGCTCCCGCTCCTTCGTCCTCCAGTCCTGCCAGATCAGCTCGCCCTCCTCCAGAGGAGAGGAGAAGCGGTCGACGTTCGCGGGTGGCTGGGTGTATGGGTTCCGCTCCGACCCGCTCTTCTTCGCGTAGGTCCGGCAGCGCTTCGTCGGCTCGAAGTACCCGGGAAGGTTCAGATGAACCCAGTTCCCCGTGCTCAGCGCGTACCCCGGGAGATCCAGATGGTGACCCCTCTGCCCCACGATCACCCGCCCGACCGTCTTCGGATTGTTCCCCCGGGTGCTCATGGCATTCCGCCACCAGTTGACCACCCCCTCCCGGATAACGTCGGACTCGATCTCGATCATGTTGTGGGCGTCGTCGACCACGATCCGGTCCCCGCCTTCCCCGGTCGCCGTGCCACCGACGGATGTCGCCAGCCTGTACCCGTTCGCCGTGTTATCGAACCGCTGCTTCTGGTTCTGGTCCCCGGTCAGCTTGAATACGTTCCCCCACCGATGCTTGTACCACGGGGAAGCGATCAGCCGCCGGCACTTCACCGAGTCGCGGATTGTCAGGGATTGCGCGTAGGTGGCGAACAACCACTGGACGCTCGGCCGCCATGTCCACTCCCACGCCGGCCACATGACGGCGACGATCGTGCTCTTCGAGTGCCGCGGCGGGACGTTGATGACGAGATCGGAGATGTCCCCGAGCGAGACGAAGGTGAGGTGATCCGCGATTGCGTCGATGTGCCGGCCGCCCACGAACGGCGCTCCCGGCTCCACGATCTTCCACGCTTCCGGGATGAACGCCCGGAACTCCCGCCGCATGAACTCGATCTGAAGCCCAGTCAGACTACCCCGGGCTGAGACGACTTCATCCATCAGAGCGGGGTCTTGTGCCTTTCGGGCTGGTAGCTATACGGCACGTAGCCATTCGCCGTTCGCATCACCGGGCCACCACCAGAGTAGGCCACGTACCTCCCGATGGCGTGCACCTTCCGGTACTCCACGCCGGCCGCGCTCTTGCGGGTCTCGACCATGTAGCCCTTGCCCTGCATGGCTTCCATCCGCGCCTGCGTCTTCTTCTCGGACGTAGGAGCCTGCCGCCCCAGCGCCTTCCTGACCGCGTCTACTGCCCTATTCATCGTCCCAGATCCCCTTGACTCCGAACCATGAGAGAACGAGCACGATGCGCGCCTCCACCCCATCGAAGAACCTGTCCAGCCAGATGGCCGGGCTGTTCCGCACCCACACCCCGCCGATCAGGATCCCCACGAACACCGTGAGCGCGAAACCGATTAAACCGATCATCTTCCTCGCCCCCTCTTACCTGACACCGCCCGCCGAATCCGGGCCGGCTCCAGACACTTCGCCCGCGCCG